TAAAAAAAGAGAAGTCTTTATTAGACGATAGATTAGAACAAATAGAAAATGAATTAAAATTATTAGACAATGGAAATTAATGGAACGTTAGAAGCAATCTTTGATACAAAAGAATTTAAGAGTGGCTTCAAGAAAAGAGAATTTGTAGTTAATACAGGTGGAGATTATCCTCAATCAATTAAGATGGAAGTGGTAAAAGACAATATTGATAAGCTAGGAACTATCAAGGTTGGAACTGAAGTTACCTGTAAGATAGACATCAGAGGTCGCCTGTATGAAGGTAACTACTACAATAACATATTAGCTTGGGCAATCAATGTCGGTGGTGCAAAGACAGAGAAACCTGCTGAAACTGTTAACGAGTCAGACTTACCCTTTTAAGGTAAGAATGTTAATCAAAGCATTTGATTGTGAAATCGAATACTAAAAGAAAGTATGTGTCGAGGGTGGATAAGCTATTAGAAGCCAATGCTGCCCTCAACGCATCTCTCGGCATAGATAGCACCAAAACCGAGATTGAGTCGATTAGAAAGGAGATAAGAGCCAATATACGCAGGATTAAGGACTTATGTCCATACACACATTCTATTATTGATATAGATGATAATCACAAGACAACAAAATGAATTGGAATAGTAAACAAAAAGAACATACAAAGTTAGTCAAGATAGAAACCATTGCAACTGCTGAACATTGTAAGCACTTAAAAAACGAGGGTTACTCTGTTGTTGAAATTGCCAACAAATTGAATCTAAGCAAGGCAAGGATTTATGAGTACTTAAAGTATAAGGAGTCTGATGAAGTATGAAACTGCTAAAGATAGAGAAAGGCAGAAGAAAGCAAGTGACTTATTTTGCCACGCATTTGACCTTATATCTATTGACAGGGGCGATTTTGCTTCTGTTGATTATGACTTAAAGAATAAGAAGGGATTTGTTGTAGGATCATTGGAAGTTAAAGGTTGTCCTAATAGAAACATAGATGACAACTTAACTGTGCAGGTGGCTATACGCAAACTTGTAGATTTGCAGAAACATCAAAAGAAAACCAACAAACCTGTGGCAATCTGTTGGGCATTTGAAGATGGCATTGTGTATGAGAGAATTGAGAACCTTGAGGGTAGTTTTAGTCTTGGAGGTCGTAAGCCAAGAGCAGGAAGTTACAATGATATTGAGATAATGGCTAGAGTAGAGATAAAAAAACTTAAAAAAGTTTGTTATTAATTAAAAAAGTTTACTTATCTTTGCTGTGTTAAACAATTAAACTAAAACATTATGACAAGCAAATTTGATTACAAACTATTTACCGATGTAACTTTTGAGGGTGTCGACCACAGAGACCATCCCGACTACTGCAATGCTTTCATTGCAAGTGCAGAGTACGATGGTAGATATTTATCTGATGAGGAGTTAGATGAACTAAACGAGGATACGGATTTATTATACGAATTATTAATTGATAATTTATACTAAGACAATGGCAAAACGAATGACAGATACAGACAAATGGAAAAAAAGATTTGTTAGAGAATTATCACCACAACATAAGTTACTATGGTTCTACATATTAGATGACTGCAATCACGCAGGAATATGGGACGTAGATTTAGAGGTAGCTTCTATCAGAGTAGGGTTTGACTTATCTTACGACAACCTGCCATCATCATTTGGCGAAAAAGTTATATCTTTTGACAATGGCGATAAGTGGTTTATTCCTGAATTTATTGACTTTCAATATGGAGAATTAAACCCAACATCTAACGTGCATAAGTCAGTAATTGCACTTCTTGAGAAATATAAACTTGAAGGGTATGTGAAGGGTTCACAAGGGGTACAAAGTACCCTTAATAATAAAGATAAGGATAAAGATAAAGATATAGTTAAAGCTAAGGTTAAGAGGTTTGTTAAGCCAACAATCGAAGATATTTTTAACTATTGTTCTGAAAGAGAAAACAATGTAGATATTAGAAGGTTTTTTGATTATTATGAAAGTAATGGTTGGAAGGTAGGTAAAAATCCTATGAAAGATTGGAAAGCATCTGTAAGAACTTGGGAAAAGAATACTACCCAACAACAAAAAGTATCACAACCTAAACAAGTATTAACCGCTTGGGAACAAGCTAGAACACAAATCAACAATGGATAAGTACACAAAAGAATTTTGGAACGAGCATAATAAGAACAAGAGTAGGTCAAGTGAATACACAAAGAACTTTCTTAAACAAATGAGGAACAACGGAACTCTAAGGTCAAGAAAAATCAATGAGTATAATATGCACTATATGATTACAGGATTTGTCTGCCACGATAAGGCTGATATGAGAAGAATGCAAACACGAGATAATATTGTAATGTAATGGATAAGACTAAACAAATATGGTATAGGTTTACCAACGATAGAGAGCAATTAAATATTGATTGTGTAGATGTATTGAGCAAGTGTTATCTAATGCTAGGTCAGAAACCTGATACAGAACAAATTGTGATGATGTCGAAACTGCTAGTAGATGACCTATCAAGATTCTACCCATCAATGGAGATGGCTGAGGTTATGTTTGCATTTGAGCAGGGTATAAGGCACTCTGATAGTGGCGGGTTTGTCAATGTCCGTAATTGGAATATTTGGCTAAAGGAGTACAAAGCTAAGGCAAACCTTAAAAGGCAACAACACCAACTGACTGACTATCAGAGAGATAGAGATAGTCAGAAGATGATTGGAGATACTATTAACAAAGCTAAACGATTGAAATGAAGATATTAAATTTATACGCTTGTCTAGGTGGTAACCGATACAAGTGGGGAGATGAACACGAGATAACAGCAGTAGAATGGGATGAGGAATTAGCTAGGTTATATCAAGAGAGGTTTCCTAATGATACAGTAATAGTAGGAGATGCACATCAATATCTGCTAGACCACTATCAAGAGTTTGATTTCATTTGGAGTAGTCCACCTTGCCCAACACATTCAACAACAAATTGGTTTTTAAACGCACAAGGTGTTATACGCTATCCTAATATGGAACTATATCAAGAAATAATACTTTTAGATTCTTTTTTTAAAGGCAAGTATGTTATTGAAAATGTTATACCATATTATGAACCATTAATACCTGCTAAAAAAAGAGGTAGGCATTTATATTGGACTAACTTTCCTTTACCCAATGTTTTAAGCCATAGGCAACCACCAAAAATGAATTGTAATAAAAACATAACTAAAAAAGTTGCTTTAGCTTTTGCTGAATATCATTTTATAGACAAGCTTTTAAAAAAATACAAAGGTAAACAGTCTAAAGACAAGATAGCTAGAAACTTAGTTGATTATGAAGCAGGTAAAACTATATTAGATACTGCTATGGGAATAATACATAAACAAGATATAAAACAAACAGAACTATTTTAACTATGACAACGATAATAATAACCCTCTTGCTTATTTCTATTTTATATCTTATATTCGCAATCAAAGATTTAAAAGATGATGTTAGTGATATTGAGTTTCGAATGGATATTCTTAAAGAGATATGTGCTGACTACGAGAAAAGAATCAAAGAACTAGAGAATGTCAGACAAACCGAAGTTAAGCGAAGAAAGGGTGCAGATAGCTATCGTAGAATATGTAAAGATGCAATATCCAAATACTCTGCTTACTGCTACAATGGGTGGTCAATTTCAAAGGCACTACTCACAAAGGCTCAAGGCAAAGCGTACAGGCTATTTGAGGGGAGTATCAGACCTGCTTATATTCGAGCCAAACGAAACGTACAATGGCTTGTTTATAGAGCTAAAAAAGGACAAGAAGTGTTATCCCTCAAAGGAGCAAAAGTTATTCATTCAGAACGCTTTAGATAGAGGTTACTACGCTATCTGTTGCAAAGGCTTTGACCACACAAAAGATACGATAGATAAATACTTTAACAACGAATTATGAAGTCAAAATATTATTACGAATACACAAGGAATATGGATACCACGAACAAAAGTGAATTAGAGAGAATAAACAATAAGCTGTTCAATGAAACTGCTAAGGAAAGAAACATACCAAGCTATTACATTGGCTCTGTGTATGGATATGAAGCTCGTAAGGTGGTAGAGGATTGGAATCTATCCTACAACATAGGTACTGCTGTTACATATCTTCTTCGTGCAGGTA